TGTGATGCTTATATTACACATATCCGTAATTGTAAGCGTAACATGATCCAGTTTGACTTGGATAAAGCACTCGCGCGCGAAAATATCGTCAATGGATTGCTTTTAGCAGTGGCAAATATTGATGATGTTGTTGCTATTATTCGTGCTTCCGAAAGTCCGAAGGAAGCCGCGGAAGCGCTTATAGCTAAATATAAGTTTAACAAGCCACAAGTTGAAGCTATTCTCGCTATGAAGCTATCAGCTCTAACAAGAATTGACGGCGTAAAATTAAATGAAGAACTGGAAGAACTTGTTAAATTTATTGCGGAATGTAGATACATATTAAATGAACCTGCCGCGTTAGATGAAAAATTGATTGAGGCATTGAATAATGTTTCACAGAAATTTGGCGATGCTCGTAGAACAAGAGTAGAAAATATTCTTGGAGACGAAGAGGAGCCAGAAGAAATTAAAGAAGAAGATGTTATTGTTCTTCAGAATGGTAATAATATCAAGATAATTAAAAAAGGTGAAAAGTGCGGAAAGGCACAAGATGCTTTTTATAGTACAAACCTAGGGTCTTTGATATTAATTACTGACGCTGGGAAAATGTATAGTGAAACAATTCATAAAATTAAATATAATCAAGTAGTAAAACTTACAGATATATTCCCAATTGGCGCCGAAAAGCCTCTTCTTCTAATTGATGGTCGTACATTCAATGCTTTCCAATCTATAACTTGTATAACAAAAAATGGGTTCATTAAAAAGAGTCATACCTCTGAGTATCTTACTCGCGCAAAGAAGGGCATCGGAGTTATTAAACTAGATGATGACGCGCTAGTATCTGTTATCCTTAGTAGCGATGATGATGATAAAGTAGTTGTTGTAAGTAATACCGATTATTATAATTGCTATTCATTGTCAGAAATTGGATACACTGGGCGTATGACAAAAGGCGTAAAAGCAATTAAACTAGATAAAGATGGTTATGTAAAACAGGCTTTCTGGACTGGTGATAATAAATATAAAATTACTGGAAGAGCAGTAAAAGGAGTAAAAAATGGATAAAAGATACGTGGAACTGTTTAAGGAGCTCGCCAAGGCCACTGCCGTATCGGCAGAACAGGTAATGGATTATGATAGAGCTAAGAACGATGAAGAAGGGCTGAAAACCGCACAGACAATGCGCGATGATTATAACGCTCTTCACGATAAAATTAATGATGGTTCAGAACTTGATAAAGCTGATTTTGCTAAGCTACTAGTTGGCGCAATGATTATTGTAAATCAGATTCAGGACCGTCTTGCTACTTTACAGAAGGCAATGTCTGGTTATCAGACTGACCTTGTCCCCAAGCTTAATAAAATTATTGAAGCTGAAACTGAGGATGAGGTAAAGAAAATCGCAATTGAAGAGTTTAGTATTAAGGAAGATTAATACTTGACTTTTTAAGAAATTTATTATATAATAATTACAGAACAAAGGGGAAACCCGAGAAAAAAAAGGAGAAGAAAAAAATGACAGTAAATTCAGAAAAGGTACTCAATTACATGAAGGAACATTATGGCGAAGAACTCACAAAGAAGGGCATTGCGGAAGCACTAGATGTGCCATTTGCGTCTGTAACAGGCTCAATGAATGCTCTTATTAAGAATGGTTATGCGGTAACAACTCGTAAGGAAACTGTTGAGGATGCTCCCGCAACGGAAACTCGCAAGGCTAAGACCCACGATGTACTATATCATATGCTTACAGAAGCAGGTCTAGCTTATGACCCAGTGGCTGAGGAAGCTCGTAAGGTAGCTGAGAAGGAAGCCGCAAAGGCAGCTCGTGCCGCAGAACGTGCCGCAAAAAAGGCTGCTAAGGAAGCCGCCGCAGAATAATTTTAAATTAAAATAAAGAAAAGAAAAAGGAGTAAAGTAAAATGAAAAGTATTGGTATTCAGGCAAAGAATCAGATGAATCTAGTTGGTAAGCTTTTAAATGTTGATTTTGGAGAGGGTAAGCTCTCCGATGGTCGTGAATATAAGCGCGCAACCGTAACAATCCGTGTAACTCAGCCAGTTGATGGTAAGGAAGAGACAAGCGAAATTCCGGTAGGTTTCTTCGCTACACCTTATACTTCTACTGGTAAGCAGAATCCGGCTTACAAGTCTCTTCTAGACCTACAGAATCTGAAGACGGCGCAGAATGTTGGTATTGATGCCGCAGACCAGGTTCGTATTACAAGTGGCGTTCTAAGTGAAAATAACTTTGTATCTCGTAGCGGTAATCTTATTACCGGTTGGCAGATTCGTGGCTCTTTCATTAATGCCGCGAAGATGGCAGATATTGCCTCGTTTGTAACTGAAATTTTCATCATTGATATGCATGATGAAGAGGATAGAAATGGTGAACCTACTGGTCGTCTCGTAGTTCGCGGCGGCGTGGTTCAGTATAATAGCAAGCTAGATGTTATTGACTTTATTGTTGAAGCACCTGACAAGGTTGAATTTATTTCTCGTAATTGGGAAAATGGTACAACTGTTACAGTTAAGGGCCGTGTTCGTGTAACTTCTCATGAGACTGAAAGTTCTAGTGAGAGCAGTAGCTGGGGCGAAGATATTCCCGATACCACGACTACTTTCGTTCGTGAGCTAATTATCACTGGTGGCGACGATGGTCCTAAGGATGAGGAATTTAGTTATGACCCTGCGGAAATCAAGAAGGCATTCAATCAGCGTAAGGCTGCGATTGAGCAGATGCAGATTGATGCTCGTGCTCGTACGAGCAAGCAGGGTGGTAGTAACCAGACTAGCGCAAAGAAGTATGATTGGGAGTAAGGCGTAAGCCTTACCCCACTCTTTTGAGAGGTGAGATTAAATGGCAGAAATTGATATCTTCTCTTTGGAACCTTCTAAGATTTCAAGGGATTTAAAGGGAAAATTCCTACTCATTTATGGTCAGCCAAAGACTGGTAAATCCACCTTTGGTAGTCAGCTTCCTCGCGCGCTATTCCTTAATTTTGAACAGGGCACTAATGCTCTCGCTGGTATTAAAAGTCAGCCCATTCTTCGCTGGACTGATGCGAAGAAAGTTTTAACTCAGCTACGTAAGCCCCAGGCTAAGGAAATTTATGATACTATCGTGGTTGATACGGCTTCAATTGCTTGGCAGCTATGCGAAAAGTATATTTGTCAGCGTGAAAACGTAGATAGTATTAGGGATGTGCCTTGGGGTCAAGGTTGGAGTATGCTAAAGCAAGAATTCTCTGAATTCTGGCGTGAAATCACTCTACTTGGATTTGGCATCCTGTTTATCGCGCACAGTAAGGATAAACCTACTGAAATGCGGACAGAGGATGGAGAAACTATTACCGCGGTTTGCCCTGACCTTCCAAATCAGTGTTATACAATTATTAACTCTATTGTAGATATTATCGGCTACTTACAGGTCCAGATGAATCCAGATGGAACATCAGAACGTTTCCTCTACACTCGCTCTACTCCAACAATATTTGCTGGAAGCCGCTATCAGTATCTTGCTCCAAAAATTAAGTTTGGATATCAGGAACTAGTAGATGCAATTGGCGATGCGATTGATATGGCAGTAGTAAAGGATGGCGCCCAAGTAACAGACCATACTGAAATGGCGCAAATCAAAGAACGTCCATTCCCCGAGATTATGAATGAAGCTAAAGAAATTTGGATTAAATATTTAGGAGATGGAACCGAGGAAGAGAAAGACCAGCGCCTAATGATTATGAAGGATATTATTAAGCGGGTATTTGGTTCAGAAGAGTTTAAACTCAGTCAGGCTGTTCCATCACAAAGTAGTTTAGTAGAATATTTTATTGATGAAGTTAAGCAACTAATGTAATAAAAAAAGACCCGTAAGGGTCTTTTTATTTGACTTTTTTCTTAAATTATGTTATACTTATATAAAGTATAAGAATGGGAGAAAGAATATGAGATTAACTAGACAATGTAGTGTATGTAAAGAACAATTTAGGAAAACAGAATTGATTGAGTATTCTTCAATTACAGGAAAAACAAAAGCTTGGTATTGTCCGAACTGTTTAGCAGAAAAACAATCGCGAGAACGATTTTCAAATAAGGTATGTCAAATTTTTGGAATTAAATCTCCCGGTCCGATTATATGGACGCAAAGAAAGAGACTTCAAAAAGAATATGGATATACTGACGACGCAATTATTGATTGTCTAGATTATATTTATAATGTAAAAAAATTAAAGAAATTGTCAGAAACTTTGGTGTTAATTAAGCCGCCACTTATGGAAGAAATGCGGCAATGGAAAGCAAAAAAGGCGGCCGAAGGTAGTAGCCTTGCGGCATCAATAGCGCATACAGAAATGAAAGAATATGTAGTTCCTATTCGTGAGAATACAAGCACGAAAGAAGAAATTAGTTTGGATGATGGATTATTTGATGAGTAAGGAGTGATTATATGACGTTATCCGATATGACGGCATATAGGCACGTTATTGGGGGCTTAATTCATAAGCCCCAACTTTTATTGGAGTATGATGATATTAAAGCAAATGATTTTGATTATGCTCCTGCGGCAATATGCTTTAATGCAATTAGACGATTTTATACTTCTGGCGCAACAGAGCTTTCTGTTATGGAATTAGATCAAGAAATTGTTCGTACTGGTGGAAGAGTAGCTCAAATTTATACAGAAGGACAGGGGCTTGAATTTCTTAAACATGCTTACGAGCAGCCAGAAAATTTTAAATTTTATTATGAGAGATTAAAGAAAAATTCGTTATTGCGAAAATTAAAACAAGCTAAATATGATATTAGTGAGTTTTATGTAGAAGAAAAAGATGCGATTAGCCCAAGTGAGGAATACAAGGTACAGCAACATCTGGATGATTCTTCGATAGAAGAAATTTTAAATAGTGTTGAAAAAAAATATGCTGAAATTAGAAATGATTTTCTTAATGGCGGGCGTTTAAAAGGCGACCCGGCAGAAGGAATTAATAAGTTAATTGAGGATTTGAGGCAATCACCAAGTATTGGTCCTAGTTTAGAGGGAAAGATTTTTAGTTCAGCATGTAGAGGTGCGCGAGACGGATGTTTCTTTTTAAAGAGTGCGAGTACAAGTGCAGGTAAAACTCGTACAAGTGTATTTGATGCATGTCATCTAGCATATCCAGAACGATGGTCTTGGGAAAAAGAAAATTTTATTTCAGAAGTAGATGCCGAAGGAGAAGTGCGGCAGCCGCGAAAAGTATTGTTTATCGTGACAGAAATGGATAAAGAAGAACTACAAACAATTATGTTAGCATATTTATCTGGGGTAGATGAAGACCATATTTTAACAGGTAAATATGAAGGATGCGGCGCAGAGTATACCAGGGTTCAATATGCGGCTGAGATAATGAAAAAATATAGCGGATATTTTATTATTGAAGAAATTAG